TTGACCCAGTTCAGCAGGTGCCTGTGGTGCTGCTCACCGATCTCCAGGTCGTCGCCAGCCTCGACCGTCACGGGCAGCCGGAACGTGCGCAGACTGATGGTCGACGGGCCCCTGGGCACTGTGAGGGTGCGCACCATGCCGTCGTCGAGGCCTGTGATGAGTGCCTCGACCGGAGCCGTCCACGTCGGGTCAGCCAGCACGTTCGCTGCGCTTGTGGCGATCAGCGCCGCCAGCTGCGGCGCGGTGTAGGGCGGGGCGAAGCGCATATTGTTCTCCGCCATCTTCTCGACGGCGACCATCGGCATGTCTTTGCCCGTCGCTGGGTCGATAGCATCTCTGAGTTTCAGTATCCTGGGGTCGATCTTGTACCATTCGGTACCGGCCACCAGACTCAAGCTGAAGCTACGTGAGTCGGCGATACCATAGGTATCGCGACAGAATTGTTTCTGCGCGTCGTCGATGTAGCCGTAGATGAGCGCGTCCGACCACAGGTACGGCAGCGCCTCGTCGAACACCTCGGCTCGAAATATGGCAAGCAGTTCTGTGGTCGTCATGGTTTACTCGGCGGTTACTTTTTCCAGGCTCCACTTGGTCCAGGCGGCGTCGCGTTCTTTGCCGTTGAGCTGGCCCCAGCCGAGCTCTTTCGCCAGGACCGAAGCGTGCGGCACACCGACGGCGGTGAAGTCCTCGCGGCGTGCGCGCAGGGTGATCTTCTCGAAGGCTGCGAACAAGGCGGCTTCGCGGTCTGATTGGATTGTCGGCTCGGGCGTTCCCCCCTCTACAGGGTCTTCGACGGGGTCTACCGGCACGACGCCGACGGCGATCAGTTCTGCGTGCATCTGTGGCGGCGCATAGGTCGGCTTACCTTTTACGAAGGCGACAGAGCGGCCAGAGACAGACGACACGGTCATGTTGCGCGGGGCGATGTATTCGTTGGTCTTCATAGTGCGTTTGGGGTTAGGTTGATAAAGAGACGGGGCGCTAAGGCCCCGTCATGGCCCGGTTTAGTTCGGGTTCACTTCTTCAGCGCGGTTGGCGATGACGTACTGGACGCGCAGAGTGCCTGCACCTGCGGTGGTCGTGCCGGTCGGCGTGATGGTCAGGCGAATGTTTTCACCCGTGCCGACATAACCAGTGGGAACCAGCGCAGTGCGGCCTGCGGCCTTGTAGTCGGCAGTGGACAGGTAACGGTTAGCGGTACCTGAGTCACCGACGATGACGGCGTAGGTGGAGCCGTCGAACGCAGTGGTACGGACCAGCTCACCACCAACGACGATCGCGCCTGGGGGCAGGTTGATCACGTCGACGGTGTGGGCAGCAGCAGAGATGAACCCAGTGGATACACCGGTGATGTCGAGCATCGTGTCAGCTGCAGTCCAGCTGAACTCCGCCGACATGACTTTTTGCGCAGAGCGCGTGGCTTTTAGAACGGCCATGGTTGTTTCTCCTTAGTAAGCGGTGTAGCAAGAGATCACGCCGAAGTCTTCGACCGCGTTGCTCTCGTAGATGTTGCCGAACTTAGGCTTGAGGAAGCCCAAGATTTTTCCGACCGAGATACCCTGTGAGTTGTCGTAGTCGAAGCCCTTCTCGTTCCACTCAGGAGCCTTGATGTCAGCCATGCCGAGTGACTGCGCACCGCAGAACAACACTTGACAGCCGTTCACAGTGCCGCCCGAACCGTACTTGCCGGAAGAGAGGCCAGAGGTGTTCGGTACGTGACGGAACTCGTGCAGGTAGATGCCGTCGATCTTGACGGTGTTGCCCGAAAACAGGTTGTCGTTGACATCCTTGGACTGGCTGTAGCGCAAGTTGGCCATGTAGTCAGTGTCTTGCTTGAGCTTCGCCATCGCCTGGGGAGTCAGGAACGCGTGGTACGTCTCTTCGCCGCCACCGTTGGTCACGCCACGGATGTAGCGGTCTTTGGCGTAGGCTTTGAGCTGAACAAACATCTGCCATGTCGGGTAATCCGTGGAGGCTACGTCCGCAGAGGTGTTGTTACCCGTGGAGCTGTTCTTCAGGATTTTGTTGGCTGCATCCCAACGGCACATACGGCGAGTAGAAGGCGCAGTCACATCAGCAGCGAACTCCAGATACTGGAGGTCAGAGCCGACACGGGTCGCACCATTTGACTTGTACTGATAGCCGATGCCAGCCAGCGTCTGGAATGCCATCTGGTCGATACGGTCTGCCAGCCAGTAGCTCAGCACGTTCTTGGAGTTGTCACGGAAGCTGACAACAGACTTTTGATCTGCCATGCGGCCTTCGTGGCGGTTGGCATGACGCAGCTGATCGATGCGGATGACCTGGTCAAAGGTCTGCATGCCCTCTTCGTTGCCTTCCAGCGTACGGTCGCCCGCTACGCCGTCACCTTGGAGGTCTGCCAACAGCGTGATCACGGCGCGAGCGCCCTTCTCAGACTGTTTCAGCTCGGTGATATGTTGGATCATCGAGTTCGGACCAGAGCCCAAAAACTTGTTGATGAAAGATTGGTTGCGGGCGTTTTTCCACAAATCCATAGACCAGATGGTCTTTTGCTCGTTCGTGAGCAAGCCGAAGTTGGTTAGTGCCATGTGGCACCTCCTTCATTGGTAGACGGACATTTACAAACTGGCTTTTCAGCCCCTTTGCCACATGTCGTCGTGACCAACGAAGGTGAAACGTATCGTGTTTCTGACGTGGCTCGATTCTACATCTAATTTAGCTTTTAGATGTCAACAGCAAAATCTCCGCCTCACGCCGCGCCACAAGACCGCGCAATATCCGGCCTCCTCCGTGCGTCCACTTGCGCAGTTCTCCTGGCACGGCCTCCCAATCGCCTTCGTTGATCCGCTTGCGCAGGGTCGAGGTCTTGAGCCGGCCGGTGCCGAGGTTGAAGGCAAAATCTGTGATCGCTGCGAGCTGCTCGGGGGTCTTGATACCGGGACACAGGCGATGCACCTCCGGCATGAACACCTTGCGCAGCATCCAGTCGAGCATTGACTCAGCTTGCTGCAGCGTGATTGGTTCGTCTGTCGGGAGAACCCTGACGCCGGTCGGGTAGAACGTCGCCCCATAGCCTATTGTCCACACACCCGCAGGACAAATGTATGGTCGCAAGTATGCCCCCTCGAACCGTCGACATAGCGCAGCAGCGAGGTACGTAGCGTCGCCCAAGGCACGGCTCACCCGGTAGCGTACTGCTGCCCTCGCCCGCTCCCGCAGCGCGTCGTCGATCATGGCTACTTCCTGCGCTTGAAGAGGGCTCGATCTGCAAGATAAATCCCCAGCGCAGCGCCGCACAAGCCCCACCCGTTATCATCGAGCACCCAGCCGTTGTTGCTGTAGTGGATCGTGATCATCACCACCGCCCACGTGGCTACGGCCGGACGGATGACGCCGTTCCAGGCGTCGATAAACCAGATGCCGATTGTTTTGTTTGTGCCTTTGACGGCCTCAAGCCATGCTTCCGACTCGATGCCCTGTGAGGCTGACACTGCCTGCTGCTGAATGACTTTCACACCTGCCTCAGCCTGCGTCCTGATCGTTTCCAGGTTACGGGTGTGCGCAGCCGCGTCGGATTCAGCCTGTAGTTTTATCCGGTCGAGCTCTTGTGCGTGGTCCTGTCGTTTTGTGAGCCAAGCTGACGCCTCACCCCAAATCATGCGGAACACACTGCCACCAAGGAAGGAAATTAGTGCCGAGATCATGGAACCTCCTCCGGTTTAATTGGGTTGCCGTCCTCGTCCTCTAACTCAGTTTCGTCGCCCAAGCCGAAGCACGCACAGTTACGCCAGATAGCAAGTGCGTCTTCCACTTCGTATCGGATGCGGTTTACATCGTCCTGCAGCTGGTTGACGCGGGCGACCAGACATTGCATGTCGATCGTGAGGTGTTCGGCCACGGTGATCATTTGTCGACCTTGCTGTCCAACTTCGATTCGATCTTGTCGAGCTTAGTAAACAATGCCTGAGTGAGCTTGTCCAGATCATTCCGCGTGACATAGGTCCCCGCGACGAGTAGTTCGATGTGCTGCACCTTGTCCGCCAGTGCGGTGTCGGATTTATGCAGACTGGCGATGCTGTCTCGCAGGCTGTTTAGCACCCAGCCGCCAAGGAAGGCAACCAAGCTGAGAACGATATTGAAGGCGGTTTGGGTGTCCATCCTGGGCTACTCCTTTGGGTTTTCGGTTCTCCACGCACGAGCGCAGTGGTCTTTTTCCGCCCAGGACATGGTCCAGTCGATGAATGGGCGAAACATACGGCCCCACAACTTCCCGTCGCGCTCTGTGCTCCAGGCAGCAGAGCTGATGGTCTCGTTGCGCTTGGCCTTACCCAAGGTCACGACTGCGAACAAAAATATGTCCAGCGCCACGATGATGTTGAGGGCCCGCTGCTTCATGATCTAGCTCAGGTCGTCGCCGCGCATTCTGGCCAGAGCTTCCTCGCTCAGCTGGGCAAATTCTTTCTGGCTCATCTTCATGACGGCTTCGGCGCTGTTGGCCCCGCCGCCCAGTTTGTCGCCATCCAGTCCGACGCGGCTCAGGCTCGGCGGAGTCTTGCCTACCGCCTTGACGGTCTTCTCGACGGCGTCCTTCTTGCGCTCAGCAGCGACGTCTTTCTCACCCACACGCGGGTTCGAACTGGTGGCTACTTCCTGGCGTGTGGTGCGCGGCTCGACGATCATCTTGACTGCCTTCTGCAGCGCAGCGGTGGGTGTCAGGCCCTTCATCTCGTATGCCGACTTCAG